GTCGGGTCCAATATTAGGGTAGTTTTTAGTAACTAGGGTCGTGTAGTCGAGGGGGGCACTTTCCAAAATGGAGAATTTGCTCACATTTACATCAAAAGGAGTGGGGCTGTGTAAGGCAACGTTTTGAGGCCTTGTTCAAACCCAGCTTTAACAATGGACTTAGTGGCAGACCAAGCGCCTGACAGTGCGAGTTTGGAAACTTCGTTGATGCCAGACATAAGCTTGGTAGACCAAGTACTACTCATATCGTCAAGGTATTTAACTGCCGATTGAGTCTTTGGGATAGTATTAACAACACGTGGAGTGGCGTGAGTGAGACCGGAAACCGGTTCAGGGCGCCATTCGATGTTCTTAATAAACTCAAAGGTCAAATTGGCAGCATGTCCGTCGGGGATTGCTAATCCTCTCCAGGCAAAGCCAAAGACGTTAGGTCCTTGTGACTTTCCTTCAGCCGAGAGTGTCGTAATGCCTCCGTTAGAATCGCTGACCTGGAATGGGGTCGAGCGATCGTTTCGGAAGACATGTGACGTCTCGTCAGGTCGTGAAATCACTTCAGCTGTATCAGATCCAAGTCGGCCAGTTTGAGTGGCTTGTTGGAAAAGCTGATTCACCGAAGCAGCTTCATTGTTACCAGCACCATAAAGTATGGATGACAGTGGTAAGTCCTGAATGAAGGCAAGTTCACCTGAAGCGTTGTACAGCTGGCCTGTATACTTCATCTTGATACAAGCCGACAAAGTTCTGGCATCTTGGACGATGTCGCCAGATACCAGTACTGCAGCAGGATCAGTAGAAGTAAACGCGCTAGAAAAGTCTGTGGCTGCTATGAAGGTATCCGAAAGAATACCTCCATATGCCATCTTGTTTTCGTTATCTACGCGTTCGTTATACGGCTGTTGATCAGGTTCAGTTGAAGACCAAATAAATAGATTTCCACATTTAACAGCAGTTGCGGGTCCACGTTCATTAAAGTCCCCGAAATTGCAAGAATAATCGGGTACCCAAAGAACGTAGCCACAAGTGTCAGCAGTGGCATTGAAAAGCGTCTTCTTGACGCGTGCTAGAAGCCCTTCCGAGGTCCCATGGAGACCAGGGATAAGGGTGCAGTTGCACGGATCAGCGATCATCGCTGCATAAGGAGTAAGCGCATTGGTGCGGTTATTCCTATTGCGGCGACGAGGGCGTCTCCGTGGTTGCTTCTTCTGCTTACGCGGTTGACGTTGTTTTTGTCGTTTGGTGGGCATAGTAGAGTTTGGGATTTATATGGTGCCGCCTGGGACTAAGCGACCTTAGTTAGTCTTACTTTTAGCGAGGTAGACTTTGTGACACTCTCCACAAAATTTACCTACCTCGTTGACTCGAGCACTACAGGGGCTGAGTCCAGCGTACCATCCTTTACAGTTGTCCCCGCGGCGGCAGGGATAGGTCTGGCAGCTGTTTGGTTCGTCTGAAGACTTCACGTTGTCGGTCTTCTTTTTCTTCGTTTTCTTCACATCTTTCGATTTTACCCATCGTTGAATTTTGGCTTCTTTTCCAGGATATCCCTTAGGTTTCTGATGTTGTTCAGCCGTGAATGACTTGATAAGCTGTTTGATGCCAACATCATCCAGCTTAATATTGTCTTCCCTCGGCATTTGAACAGGGGGGTCAGAATGTTTGAGATCCATAGATGACTTAGCTTGTAGTTCAACAATGTCAGGAGTGTCTGGTGCGGATTCGGAAGGTCCCACAATCTCGCCATTGGCCAAGTAAGGCAGGGCGGTCTTGATCGCTTCACGTTCATACAGGACTGGACAATCGCGCCAGTCGGTATTAGGGTCGTCGCACCATTCAATGAATTCTTCCATTTTCGTAACATCAAAACCCTCATCAATGAAAATTTGGGTTTGCCATTCATTATCGAGTTGCATTTCAGTTTGGTAAGACACCTTACTACTGAAATCATCGGGATCTGCGGTTGCCCCGCAGCTGTCGTCGATAAGTCTGGCAGCCCACTGTTTTTCACGAGTGAGTTCGCACTTAGCTCCGGTCGAGGCTTGTTTGATCCAGGCCCGGGCTGGTACTGATGTTTGTCGAATTATTTTCCGCATCCAGCTGGAGATTAAGTAAGTGCTATGGTCATTAGTCATGACTGATATGGCCTTGGTGTAAGCCAAAACATAAGCAGGTACTTTCTTTGCTAGGCGGGAAACATGGAATTTGGATATGAGCCGTAAGGGACATGCGATATTGTCAGGTGACCCAATCCAAACAGCAGGTGAATACTGTCTGGAAAGGTAATCGATTGTCTGACCGCGTAAACGTGTTGCAAACTTGAGGACAAAGCCCCATGATTTAGCAACTTTTACAGCTGTGTCAGGATTGACATTTCGTTGAATTGAATCGTCCCCAGCGGCAAGTCCAAGATTATCATAGGCTCCGGCGGGTTGGAGATCCTCTCTTGCACAGCAGAATTGAATGAAAGCATTCCTTGCAGTGTTAAGACAAGAGGTATAAGGGTCGCCAGAGGCTTGTGAATCGCCTTGTTCGTACTTTTCACCCCAACCAGCATTGACATAATTGCCGTATGTCAAAGAATACCACTCGTCGATAAACTCGTGGTCTGCTGTGTCGAAGTTAGCATGTAGAAAGGCTAAATCGAAAGTTCTAACCAAATGATTAACAGTTCCATCCATGCGGGAATAGTCGCCTAGACCAATGGTCTTTGTTCTAGGGTCAGAAACATAAAGTGCTACAGCTCTTGCGATAGCTGCCGGCATCAGGCCAAATGAATACCACTTGGTTTTCTTCATGTTCTCTGCTAAGGGATAGGATATTCTCGAATTCTCGAGACGTACCTTGTCAGGCATGGGTGTAATATTTCTAGGGTCTCCAGGTTTAGTACTAGCCTCTTGTTTTTGAAAAGACTTTGTTAGTTTACCTACTGTAAGTGTGATTTTGAGCCAGACCCAGGGAAGGATATCCATCGCTTGTTCGTTGGATATTCTCTGGATAGGCCGGGTCTGCCGCAATAGGACTTCATCATATGACGTGATTCGTGTTGGGTCAACCTCCTTCCTGTACTCGACAAGAAACTCAGTAATAAGTTTTTGTTGTTTTCGAGTAATTGTAGGTAGGGTTGGCTTGACATCTGTCACGCGAGTTTTGATGGAGTGTGCGGTATTTCCC